AGTAAGAGATATACTAGTAGCAAAATATGCTGTTATAAACATGGAACTGGATTCTAGTTCAATTACAGGTGAGATTGATCAGACATCATTCTTTAACTTTGGTATTCTTGAAGATGTTCAGAAAACCGATGGTCAGAAATTATTTACTGGTGATGATACAGGTGAATCATTTTCAAATCAGTTAAAACTTACTATTGTACCACTTGGTACTGCTTCTTCAGATCCTAGTACATTTGAGATTGGTGATAATGTTGTTATATCTTCTATATCTGGTTCTTCTCAAAAACAAAACTCAAAAGTTGTTTCTTCTAAACAAGCTCCTTTTACAAGAATAAACCTTGAAGTTCATACAACACAATTGGATACTGCTACTACAGGTGGTAAAATAACTTTTCCAAAAAATGATTCAATTTATACAATTTCTTCGGTTACAAAACCCACTATAAAACAAAACAGTGGAAAATCACTACATATAGGTGCAACAAGATTTAGTTTGGATGATAATGTTGTAAATAAAAGATTTTTTGCTCAAGTAATACAAAGATTCTGAGGGAAATTAAATGGGTGTAGAAGACACTAGTTACCAAATTCCAGATTTAAACGCAAACACAACTTTCTATGATTGGGTAGTAAAGGAAAACGATGAAATCATAGAAAAATTAAACTTGCTAAAGGTTTATGGTGTAGCAGGTTCTACAGGTATTGATATTGTATCTGTAACTGGTGGTACTGCAACATTTTCTATTGCAGACACAATCCCCGGAATTACTATTTCTGGTGCTTTGATCATTGGTGGTTTCATTCAAACACCAGATGGTGGAACACATGCAAGTCTCGTAACATCCGTGAATGGACTCACAGGTGCAGTAACAATCTCAGGACCAACTGGTAACACAGGACCTGCTGGTGCTACAGCACCCGTTCAGGATCCAATTTTCGTATCGGACAATTACCTACTAAATGGCAATTTTGATATATGGCAAAGAGGCACAACATTTACATCAAACCCATCTTTGTACTTTGCGGACAAATGGAATAGATTCACGTCAACTTCAGCACTAGCAAAAATATCTTCATCTACTATTTCCCGTGGATCTTTTACTGCAGGACAAACAGACGTTCTTGGTAGTCCAACTTATTATGCAAATATCAATATGACTTTCTCTGGTATTACTACTGGAGATTTTATGGGTGCAGAAAATCGTATCGAAGGTGGAGATCTTTTCCTTGGAGAAGACATTGCAGTAGATGGTTATATGAAGTTCGATGGTGTAACTGGTGCAACCCTTTCAATCTATTTGAAAAGGAGTCCAGATGGAAGCACTTATACAACAGAAGAGTTCACAGACACAGTATACGTTCCGGGTACAACTTGGACATCATTCTTCGTTAAGCACACACCAGCAGCATCTGCCGCTTCATTTACAGAAGACGGTTATGTTGCAATAGGTGTTAAGTTAAACGATACAATTTCTGGTACAACTCTTTCACTTGCTAATTTCAGAGCATTTGCAACTCAAGGTGGGACTCTTGATAACTCTCCATACAGAGAACCAACCAATCCAGAAGAAGTTTTACAAAAATGCTCTAGATTTTATCAGAGATCTTATTCGAAGGATGTGTTAACTGGTAATACAACCATGATTAACAGTACAGAACCAGATGCAACTGCAGTTCGTATAACAGACGATCCAAATGGTGATAAATCATACTACAATTTCCCAGTTAAGATGCGTAGCACACCATCCGTTACAGTATATTCACCCCAAAGTGGTACAGTTACAGACGGATATAATGCGTCATCTAACTTGGATCTAAGACTTTCCAGTGGAACTTCTGGTTATGGTGGAACGAGAGTTCATACTGCAGGAAGTGCAACAATAGGAACTACCCCAAGACAAGAGGGAATTATATTTGACATTCTATCTGGATCTGTTATATTTGATACTGTCTTTATACATTATGTCGCTGATGCAGATTTATAATTTTGGAGTAAATAATGGATATAAGAAAAGGTTTGGGTATGGCAAAAAGCTATGCCGAATCATTGATTTCGCGTGGATTGGATGATAAAAAGACAGAAGAACCAATTAAACGTCTTAGAGTTTTGAGTTGTTTTGGTAATCAGCACACAGGTGGGAACTTACCCCCCTGTGAACATCTAAAAAATAGTAAAACTGAAGGAAAATATTATTGTGGTGGATGTGGTTGCGGAGATCGAAAAGGAACTTGGTTGTTGGCAAACGACAAAGATTATAGTAAATTGGATTATCCAAAACTAACATGTCCATTAAAAATGCCTGGCTTTACAAATTATGAAATTAGTGATCCCGAAGATGGTATTCCACCAATAACTCGTAAATTCTATATCGAAAATATGGAAGAAAACGACATAAAAAATGTCAAGGTTAGTTCACCAGAACCACCCAAGGAAGAAAAAGAAAAATCTTAAGATGTGAATAGACATAAATACCGAAGGAGGTAAGTATGTCTATAAACTCAAGAGAAGGCTTAATAGAGTACGCATTTAAGCGCCTCGGTTCACCTGTAATAGAAATCAATGTAGATTATTCACAGGCAGAGGACAGAGTTGACGACGCATTGGAATTATTCCGAGAGCGTCATTTTGATGGTATGGAGAAAGTTTTCTTTTCCCACCAGATAACCCAAACAGATATTGATCAGGAATATATCAATACAAACGATATAGGTCCAGTAAATGGACCAACAGGTGATGGTCCAAGAGGTTCCGACATACTTACAGTAGTGAAAGTGTTTCAATTCGGACAGTTCTCAAACATAAACATGTTTGATATTCGATATCAGTTAGCATTGTCTGATTATTTTGGTATTAATCGTGGGTTGAATGCAGCAGTTTCCCAAGGACTTGCATCCTACGATTCTACCAAAAGATATATCAATTTAATTGAAGACTTTTTCCAACCAGAAAAAGCCGTCAGGTTCACCAAAGTGACCAACAGATTACATATTGATACCGATTGGTCAACACAAATGCAAGTTGGTGAATATTTAATTATAGAAGCCTATGCTGCAATTAATCCACAGACGTTCACCGAAATTTATAATGATCGTCTCCTGAAAGAATATGTTACCGCACTGATAAAAAGACAGTGGGGTGCTAACCTATCTAAATATGATGGTGTACAAATGCCAGGTGGTGTTGTTCTAAGAGGTGGTGCGATAGAAGCAGAAGCACAAAGAGAATTAGAAGTTATCGAACAGAAACTATATTCTCAATACGAACTGCCTGTTGACTTCATGACAGGATAATTAAATGGCTAAAAATCCATATTTTCTAGACAGCACAAGTGAGCAAAGGCTCATCGAAGATTTGACTAAAGAAACCATAAGAGCTATGGGTAGGGATGTTTATTACATTCCCAGAGTCAACTTTAACAAAGATTATTTGTTTGGTGAGGATCCCGTTGTCAAATTTAAAGGTGCATATGAAATAGAAATGTACGTCAAATCTGTTGGTGGGTTTGAGGGACAGGGAGATATAATTAGTAAGTTTGGAATTGAGATTAGAGATAGAGTTGAATTGGTTGTATCCAGAAAGAGATTTGAAGATTTAATTAGTAGAGTCAATACAAATCTACCTCGTCCAAGAGAGGGTGACTTAATTTATTTTCCTCTTAGTGATACTTTGTTTGAAATCAACTTTGTTGAACACGAAAATCCTTTTTATCCATTAGGAAAAAGACATACCTATGTTCTAAGTTGTGAAGCATTCAGCTATTCACACGAAAAGTTCGAAACAAATCAAAGTTTTATCGACGATCTTCAGACAGAACAACACACAAATGCATTCCAAATTGGTATTGGATTCAGTGGTGATACAGCAGGGTATAATATTGGTGAAACCGTTTACCAAATAATAGGAAATACAGCCGGTGATTCCTATTCACTTGCAAATGCAGACGCAACAGGTGAAGTCTTTGACTGGAATCCAAACGGAGGAAACATCCTGCTTGTTGGTAACACTGCGGGTGCATTTGATCTACAGGTTGGTGAGTTTATCTACGGTGTAAGTTCTGGTATGACAGGACATATTACATCTGTGGTATCGAGTTCGGTCAAGATTCCAACTAAGGCTGGTACTACTTTAGATCTGTTTGATGGTACTCAACTTGAGAAAGACAAAACCAACTTAAATATCTTTGATTTCACAGACAAAGATCCGTTTAGTGAAGGGAATTATTGATGTTTTCATATTTTTATAACGAATCTTTAAGAAAGTTGGTAATTGCATTTGGATCATTATTTAATGAAATATATGTAAAAAGAGATAATTCTGATGGTTCAGAAAACTCAAGAATAAAAGTTCCTTTAATATATTCATCAAAGGAAAAGTTTCAACAAAGACTAGAACAGCAAAGTGGTATTAGTGATAATACAAAAATTGAAGTTTCATTACCCAGAATGGGTTTTGAAATGAATTCAATATCATATGATCCAACCCGACATTTGAACAAAACAAATATAAGATCAAGTTATGGTGTAGGTGAAGATCCAAAAAATACTTTTCAAGAAGTTCCGT